GTTTTTTTTTTTGCCTACACCATGAGGTGTTATTTAGTTTTTCCTGGTTTGAACAGGGCCCTAGAGGAAGGCAAATTTACCTCCAAGGCAGCAACAATTATACTAATTTTTAGGTCCTAACAACACCACCATATTCGATGACCCATCCAACGTGATCCGTACCACCACCAAGAGGCCCTACGCATATCACATTGGCATCGAATTAAGAAGCGTTGCTTGGATTAATAAAGCGAAATAGCACATGTTTACCCACCGTGCATCCGGTGATAAAAGCAAGCTAAAATGAATAAATTGGAAACCTAGGGGCACGAGTCACATAAACCTCGTAATTCCCTAAAGCTGTTAATCCTGTAAACGCAGCTGAGCCGGCAGTATCGCCAGAAAATCTGGCTACACAATATCCGGATGAATGAGTTCCGTCTGTTATATTAAACGTGTATAACGCAGCAGTAACACCAGTAAAGGTTAAGGTACCAGCAATTGCCGTAGAAGTTGCTTTCATAATAATCAAGTAATCTCCAGCTGTGGGTATGGATACTTTGACAGTTGTAGATGTACTAGAGAGGTTAGGTGGCGAGTTGGATGGGAATGCTTGTACAACAGAAGCTCCAGTACCATAACCTTGGTAGACTGAGCCAGCCGAAGGTTGAGGACTCTTAAGGGATACATCATATAAAGCGTACAGCTCGCCCACTATTAAATTGGCACCACCCGACCAACATGCAGTAAACACTTGTCCTTGATCAAGATAAGCAGAAGATGGAAGATTGTCTCCGGAAATGTTAGTGTAATACCATTTATTTGTATTTGAAAGATTACAATCAAGCGTCGAAACAGACCACACTGAGGACTCTGCAGAGCAGGAGTAAGATGAAAGTCCCTGTCGATCAACAGGAACAGCATCAGTTGAATCGGGATCATATCCTATCATAACCCTGCCAGTATCAGCAGTGGAACATATAGGCACATAAACCAATCTAAGCCTGTTGAACTTGTATTCATCAAAATTCTGGGCAATAGTGCTAAGCCATGGAAACAACGTCCCACAGCCAGCATTAACTTGGTAAACACTAGCACCACTTGCAGTAAATGTTGGCGAGATGTTGATGCCAGTATTGTTCGTTACTGAACAAACCAGCTCTTTATGCACAATCCTAACAACACCTTTGTTATTCCGAAATTTTGGAGCTGAACTACGCACTGACACGTTGTTAGCAACCCCTGCCACCTGTCCAAATGGAGCACCTGGATGTGTGACAGGACCAACTCCAAATCCTTCCATCAATTCAGCAAGATCATCTGCTAGCGAAACAACAGTATTCGCAGCAGAGATTGCTTGAGGAACATAAGGGACCATTGCCAAAGCCTTACCAGTGTTGGTAGCCATCAACTGATTGACGGCTTTCCCAGCCTGCTTAGCGCGGTTTGTTATTTGTTTGATTCTTTTAGCCATTAAATATATATTAGTTGTGTATGGGATCCCAGCAACTAACACTGAGACTGTACATGTTGAAAGAACTAATTAAAGTGGGAGCCGTGCAGTCGTTCGGCATTTTGGTTAGCACGTAAATTTTTACAACGTTGTGCTATGATTGGCACAATTAGAAACGTTTTGGTCCCTTTACACTTCAACACCCCAAACCATTTTGTAACCCTAAGTCATGTTTATACGTTAGCTGGTCGACACTACGATTAACATCTATTGTGAGTTCCTTGTAAAACTTCTCCAGTTCAATTTGAGCATCAGGAGTAATACCAAACGCATAGTAAAAACTAGCACGAGATACATCAGTCACAGGCGCATAGCACCTATGATTGTCACCAATTAATTGGCGGGTGCCCCAACCAAACATGTGAACATTTTCGCAAAATTTGGCACCTGTATTCCTACCATTTCTAACCAGACATTGGTAAAACTCTTGAAACACAGGAAGACCGCCCGTTAGAGCTAAGCCCCCCTGCCCAACAGCATCAAGCCACGCCTCCATCTGTAAAACAGTTGGTGATGGAGTCAACAAGCACACGTCTTTCGCTAACGTAGTGTGTGGCTTTCTACACATTACATACTGACCATCCTGTATAACGGGTTTAGTTTGACAAAATTCAATATGTTCAAACTCATACACAGGTTTTTCCATGGTCATATGGAACCCCATCCCTTCGAACCATTCAAATAGCCCGAATTGAAATGAAACGACATCTTTTGATTCCATAAATACGACACAATCATCTCCATTATTAGCTAACTGTCCCTTAATACCGACATGTTCCAAATAAGCGTGAATCATAGAACACATAATAAGGCAATTACCCAAACTAGTATTCATGTCACCACTCATCCGACCACCGTCAGTGTTATATTTCAATTTGCCATCTGGTGTGTATCCGCGGCATTTATTGACAAGCTGTTGTTGCAACAGTCCTTTCAATTGTTTTTTATTTTTTGCCAAAGGAAAACACTCTAAATACACTCCATGTTCGTACTGCAATGCTGCTTTTGATACATGTTGATCAAATCGACTGGCATCCAGCCCAATAGCGACTGGATGTGAGAACATATTCCATTTTTCGAAGAGTAGCCTGGCACTTTCATGCGAGTCAACTCCTTTTATAACTGTTGTATGCCCGAAAACGCTACCTATTGCTTTAAAAACACGATTTTCTATTTTACGCAAATACCTACCCACTTCTATATTATAACGAGAAGACCGGGGAGAGATAACACGGGGAACCGGATCCACTTTGGAGGTGTGGTCGGTTTTCTCACACTTGACAAACACTTTGATCTCCGCGTCCTTATGGGTGTAGCTGTGTTGCAGCAGCGACTCATAAGCAGACTGGTACATCACCTGCTTCCGGCCCCGGAATGTATCAACAAATTGCTGACGACTCAACGGGACGGTGCGCGGCAAATGACGAACTAATCTGTTTCTAAAACTGGACACTGTTTCAGAAAAACGTTCGTACTTTGGTTTTGGCGGTTCAACGAAAACACCTTTTCTGTTTTTCACATAGAAGACGCGTTCATTAACTGCCCGTTCCAAAGTATCGATACAATTATTAAAAGGCTTAATGTCCAATGGAGGACTAATCCCATTAAGCCTAACAAACTGACGACTCTTAACAAAACAAGATAGGTCCTTACGCTTCGAGACCGTCAAACTAGGGTGTATAGATAACTTAGTTCTATTGCTCGACACCCCACGGCCAACGTATAGGCACCCCTATTCGCGAAGGAATGCTGGCACAAACCTGCCAGCATACGTTTTAGTTTTCTCCATCTCATAACAAAGACGTTAGACTAAGAGACAAAGTTG